ATTAGGAACACGTTCTTGCACTTCTTCTTTACCAAACGGTAAGCCTGTTACATATATAGGCTTCTTAAATCCTGCTGTTCTTAAGTGTGCTACAAATTCTTCACTTGCTACAATAATACCTGTAACAAACTCATCTACCATTTGTTCATATCTACGCATCCAGTCAAACATACCTTCTCTAATAAGGAAGTCATCTGGGTCTGTTGTTTGTGCTAAGAACCTTAGGAATACTTTAGGTCTGTATTCTTCTGGAGACTGGTCCATTATGTAAGGTAAACATTCTAAGCCTGGTGTAAACATATCTTCATAGAAGATTACGTCATCGCTTGTGATTTCACCGTTCTTCATTTTCTGTACTAAGTTCATTGTTTGACTTAGACTGTAATAACTTCTTCCATGTGCATCAAGTACACTACCTGTAACGATTGCTTTACTGTTATCAAGTTCTTCACCTTTGATTATTTCATAATCAATATCATGCTTTTTAAACTCTCGCTCGTTCCAGTCTTGTAATTGTAATGTGTATCTTGCTTCATAAGACTCAAGACCCATGTAGAACAATTTACGCATTTTCATTTTGTACAAATTACCTTCCTCCATATAGATTCTCCATATTAGTTATTATATCATTTTTTGTGGCCAATGTCAACCGTTTTTCCTTTTAAATGATGTATCGCCATCTGCGTACTTGTGATTAATTTTGCTGTGATGTTGTTCATCTGCTCTAACTTTTTTAATCAAATCACTTAACTTAGCATCATCCTTCATTTTATAATATTTGATAGCAAGTTTAGGTGCAGGTACATTTGGCACTTCACCACTTTCAACTAATTCTAAATAACTAGTATAACTTCTTACTGCCTCTTCTTCAAAGTAAGCAATCATTCTGTGTGCTGTTTTGTAATCTATTATATACAATACAGAGTAAAATAACATAAAAATAAATTGAGCAAACAAAACCAAATACCTTTCAAACCAATTAGGTTGTGCTATCTCAATAAAGAACATTAAGTGCATTCTTTCATTCTCTGCTTCTGCTAACATCTCTCTTATGTCAGGCCCATACCCAACTTTCATCTTACGCAGGCTTTTCATGTGTAACCACATACCAGCAACCATGCCAGGAACACCTGCTACTGTTTCTAATACAACTGCTCTATGACCATAACGTTTAGCAAAGAATGTATCTGCTATAAAGCGAAAAAACTTTGTCATGCTCATTGCTAACTTGTCTCGCATTAATCAATAACCTCGTCTTTGGTATATTTTGTCCAGTCTGTAAATCCTTTTCTATTTTGTAGTTCATGTAAACTATGACACCAAACACCTGGATTAGTTGCTTTAAAGTCTTTGTCATCTAGTTTAAGTGTAGCATTGTAGTTAAATTGATTAATGTAAGGTAACTTAACACTAATCATTGGTATAAATGTACTATACTCAGTCCAGCCACATTCTAATACTCTTTCTGCTAAACTAACATCAAAGTCTAACGTAATCCAAATATCATCTTTTAAAAGTCCAGTAATAAGTTCGTCCCAACCCTGCCAATCCTTATCAGTTGGAGGGTTGAAACTTTGGTTGGCACCCAAATAGATATGTGGACACCCGCTGTTTAATGCCCTAGCAAGTATTTCTTCCTTAGGCTGATAACCAACTACAAATAATGTTTTTTGTCCGTATGCAGGAGATTGCTCTACCTCAGTACCAACAAAAAACTTTACGTCTTCGTGTCCTTCTCTATCCATTAGTAACTAGTGTACCCCCATTTAATTAACTTATCCTGAAAGTCTACACCTTCTTCAAGGTCTACAAGTCTAACAGGCATTGTTTTACCGTCTTTAGTTTCTACTATTTCCATTGTTGCACCATTCTCCAACACATGAAATTGTACGTCATGCCCTTCGAATGTGTATGTACCACTGTATGCTTTATTCTCCGTCATAATCGGCCCTCATTATATCTTCTTGCATGTCTGCTTCACTGTCACCTGACTCGTATTCTTCTGTTTCGAATAACGAACCAAATGTAGTTTGCTCAGCACTACCGTCTGAGAAACTAATCTCTTTTAAAAATTCTTTGTTATCTTCTAACATTTGTCTTGCATTGGTGTTATTTGGATCTAACACTTCTTCTGCAAAACTATCGAACATCAAAATAGTACCTGGTACATAAGGAGAAGTTTCATTGCTCACACTACTGCCTTTTACCTTCTTCCAGTTCTTCCAATGTGTAGGTGTTCTGTGTTTTTCCATATCAGCAAGTCTGTTTGCTTCTTGCGTTGCTGTAATGTGATTGTAAACACTATGACCCATATAAAGTGCATAACTTAGTGTGTCCCAACTAGTTGTAGTCTCTTTACCATTCCTATTAACATCACCATGTCCTAAAACACAGATGTCACCAACTGTAAGTCTACTCATTATAGGGGAATGTGCAAAAGGCATAGGCATCTTTGATCCTTTGAGATCTTTGTTATCGAATGCTCTATCCATAAAGTATCCGAATCGCTTGGCTCTAAACTCATTATGTGTGTAGGTTTGGCCATATGCTGTATTAACAAAAGGTGATGCCGCATCAAATGATAGTGTAATATTAGGATTGTCATATTTTCTCAACTGTCTTTGGATACTAGTAAGGTGACATGCCCAATTAAGGCGTCCAGTACCCAAGAAGTGTATCCAATCCTTACCTTCAAGTAAACCATCTTCTCTAAGATCCAATAGTCTACTTAACACACTATACATGTGTTTCATATTGATACCAGCGAATGCGTAACCTTCTAAGGTTCTATTCTCATCACCGTATGCTTCTTGCACAAAACTTTTATTGGAAAAATGCTTTACAGCATCATACCATTGTTTGCTATTTTCTTCGTTACTACCACTTAACACATTTAAGAACTTGGTAGCACCTGGTGTTCTGTTCCTCATAAAATAGTCTAAATTAAGTAGACTAATATCTAGTGTGTCTTGAAATTCTGTAAGTCCTGTTCTTTCACTTAGTTTACCAACTGCCGCAAAAGCAGGAACATCTAATGTCATACTCCAGTCTGCTGTATGCTCTAACCACGTAAGTATCTTATTACAAAACTCTGTTCTAGCAGGGTCATTGGGATCTTTTGCATTACTCCAATCCATTTTAATAACACCAGTAGCAAGTTGGAAACCACCTGAGTCTCCTAGTATCATTGTTTTGCTACGGTCTCTGCCTTGTATCATTGGTTCACGTTCGTCACTTTTTACAGGATCTAAGTGTGCGTGTCCACCGGAGTATAGACCCCATGGATAATGATAATAACTATTCTCAGGATCAAGGAAGTTCATGCCTTGTGTGCCTTTTTCAAAGCCTTCAGGACATCTCCATTCACTTGGATTAGCATTCATCTTTTGTAATTGTGTTACATAGAAGCCACTAATAGCAGGCAGGTAAACTGCCCAATCCTGGTGCTTCTTTCCTAAGTCTTCTGTCATGTTTAACTCTTAGCAGGTAATATGTATTTGTATTCGCCTAAACCACTGTCAATAACAATTTGCATTGCACCTGCATTAGCAAAACTAACAGTACAATTAGCACTATCGCTTAGTCTTAGAATGCTTAGTGCTTTATCAATTTCCCATTTCCAGTTACCGGATAGTTCGCCATCGACATTGTTGTTGATTGGTAATTTACCTTTATCACCGGCACCTTCGCCAATGCTAAAATATAATGCACCATCTTCTGTACTTGGAGAGAACACAGGTTCAAAACCACCTAACACACCATTGAAGTAACCTAAGTCTTTTAAGTTCTTCTGTGATGGCACAATAGTAACGTCCCATGGGATCTCTTTCATTGTAACAGATTTTAGTTGCTGATTAATTACATCTGCTAACATAAATCTGTAACTACCAGTGTGTCCTTCTGCACTTTTAAAACTAATTTGTACAGGTATGTCATCTCCGTTTCTGCTCTGTGTTTCTACACTTACTTCAGAACCTTCGTCTACAAAACCTGGAAATTTTAAATATCCATCTAGTACACTCATTCTGCTAAGACCTACTGTTTGATCTACAAAGTCTGCTACAGGATTATGTAGTTTACCTTGCAGGATAACAGTTTTGTCTGCATCCATGGCTTCAATTGTAGTAGACGACTCATCGCCACTAATCTTAACCATTTCAATAAAACCTAAGGCGTGAGTATGCCTTAGTATGTCTTTAAATATATCTTTTATCATATGTTGTCACCTCTTATATTAAAGTTATTATTTAGGCCTTTACACCTAAAAAGTTTATAAATCCTGGCCGTTTGATACCTAACGACCAAGTTAATCATCAAAATCAAATAAACTATGGAATGTATTACTAGTATCTGTCTGCGACAAATCCCATTTTAGTACATTCAATAAGTTTTCTACTTTCTTATCAACTACTGCCTCTTCCATTGCATCGTCATCAAAAGGCAGTTGTTTAAACCAATCTGGTATATGCATTTCATCTGTTGGGTATGCAATACTTGTATAACCCATTGCATTACTCTTTAACCTGCACACAATTACTTTCATACCATCTGTTATTTGCATACTGTATTGATCACTGTTTGCTTTTAACATGTTATTCCAGTTAATACTTGCTCTAACATGCCCAGGAATCATTACTTTCTTTTCGTCTTTGAGTTTTTCTAACTTGTAAAGACTAGCACTCTTGTTCATACTGAATGCTTTATTGTATGCTTCTGTGTAATATGTTAAGTTGTTTACCCTTTTAGGCATACCTTTCTTCCAAGAGTCCATTGCTTTGAACTCCTTCTTAAACTCTCTTACACTTGCAAGTACTTTTGTTTCACCGTCACCGTTTAGTGTCTGCCCTAGTATGTCACTTAAGAAGTCTTGCACAAACTCAGGTGTGTCTGATCTCTTAAGATCTAGGCCCATTACTTTAAGTTTTCCGCCTTCTGGTTGCCAACCTTCTAAGTCTAATACATTGATAGCATACCTTTTCTTAGTAATAAAGATACCTGCTCTACCAACAACTTCTCTACCTGCTTTAAGTATATTACCTTGACTAGTAGAAATGTTAAAGGCCTGTTTAGCAAATGAAGGGAAAGAGTCACTAACTGTATCTGAAATATTATCATATAATGCAATAGCACTATCCATGTCTAACTCAATATCTTGCTTTTTACTAATTTCATGAGCACTAAAATATACAGAGTCAGTATCACCATAAACAATAGTATCGCCTGTGTGATCATATTCGCCAGTCAACATTTTGTTTGTTTCTGCTCCCATGTGTCTAGTAATTGCTCTACCAGTGAGTGTTGTACTTTGTCCTATTCTATGGTCAAAGAACCTACTACCTGGATTACAAATAGCACCATATGTACTGTTAAGTAAAATTTTTCTAACTAACTGTCTCTTATCCCAGAATGCTATGTCCTCTGGTGTTGTTGCTTGTTTCTTTTTAGCCTGTAATTCTTGTCTCTCTGAATACCATTTCTCTAATAGACCGGGTATAATACCTTGTACGTCTGTTCTATATACAGTACCATTTGCACTAATGCACCATGGCTCCTCGCTATTAAACAGCATGTTATACACGTCAGCACCTTTAACACTAATTTCTCTTTTGTCTTCTAAGTCTAATATAAGTGGCTTGTCAACATCTTTAGCCATAACCATTTCATATTCATTAGTACCAAACTTACCTGCCCATGCATCTGCAAATGATTTCTTTTCTATTTGCATTTTTTCTGTAATTTCTTTATCTGTGTACTCTTGCCTTAGTTGTCCTACAATAGTTTCAGGAGCCATATTCAATGCTCTAATGACACTAGGATACAGACTGTTTATGTCCATCGACCCTACCCATTCATGCATACCTTTCTTAGGAAATGCCACATAGGCACCTGCTACTGTATGCCCCCATGGGTTATCTGAATCTTTAGTTCTATTTCTATCAGGAACAACCATGCCACGTCTGTGTGCTTCATTAACTATTGCTTGGTCAATAGTCTGTACCGCACCCATTGTTACTGGAAGTAATACTGTATTTTGATGTGCAATCTCACTGGCAAGACTTATAAACTGCAACTTATCATCTAGTTTCTTAAGTAGCATTGTGTCTTGTATGTTATACTCTAAGAACAGTTCAAAGTCGTGATTGTATAGTCTGTCTAAACTACCATCATACACAACTTTCTTTTCACCTACTTCCATTTCACCAATGTAGTCTAGTCTGTAACTATGACGCTCTTCATAGTTATACTTTCTGTACAGTTGCATATAGTCTAAGTGTACACGACCTACTAAGTCATATGTTTGTGTTTCTCTACCGTGATTAACATATTCTCTTTTAATCACGTTTTTGTCTAGTAAACACAGACGTCTTGTTTCGCTTTTACCTAACACTTTGATAATTCTGTTTACAGTATAAGGAATATCATAACCTTCACTGTTCCAACCACTCAATATATCTGCATCATCTATGAGACTAAGAAAAGCATCTAACATTGCTTTTTCATTACCAAACAATATAGTGTCGCCTACATTATCTGCTATCTTTTGTGCTTGTTCCCAATTAAGTGTCTTAGGCGGAACTGCTAAACAAACAATCTTATCCATCCAGTCTAAGTAAACACTGATACTGGTAATAGGCATAAATGCATCTTCAGGAGAACTATAACCTCTATCTGGATCAAAGTCTACCTCGATATCAAAAAAGCATTTGTGTAAGTCTGGTGCATCCATGCCCAAGTAATGATCTGCTAATACTCTGTTTACAGGTTTTAGATCACTTTCATATGTGCGTTTGTTTTGATACAATGCAACATTACGTTTAAAGTCTTTCCAATTGTTTGCTGTAATCTTACTTACTGGGTCGCCATACACACTATGCTGTTTGCCTTTAGGATCATCTACATAAAAGTAGTATCGCATAGGGTGATCAATAATCTTGCGTTCGCCCTCTTTAGTACGTTCAACGACTCTTACTATGCCTTTGTTCTGTTCAAAAACTGCGTCAACGTAACTCATTTAATTTGTCCGAATATTTTAACATAAATTTATATTTGCTTGCCTCTGTTATAAACTTTGCATATATTTTTGCTACTGGTTTATAACTGCTTGTATAGTCTACTTCTCTAGAAAAGGTTGCTTCTTCACCAAATGCAAAGAAAGGAATCATTGTGTCATGCAGGCGATCTTCGAAGATGTGCTCATAGTCAGCATCATCTGTCCATTGCATGTCAAATAAATATACCTTTTCTACAGTCAGACTCATATTAGTAGTATAACAGATAGAACTATATTGTCAACCTGTTTTTAGTTTATTGGTCCTGTTTTATAAGTGATCTTTACCGACTGCGGCTAGAATAGTTTCTAGTGCATCAAACTTGTCTGTTTCGTCAGTAAATGATGCCTTATGAGCAACTTTAACTGCTTTCATAAGGATTGCAGGTTTAATATCCATTTCTTCTGCTATTGCTTTAACAGTTTCTCTTAAACCTACTTGGAGTGATTCTACTTCGTAAAGGACTTGGTCTCCTTCTTGAACTAGTTTTTTAAGTCTTGCGACTTCTTCTTGATTGAATGTTTTATTGAACGCCATAATAATCCTGTGTGTATGTAATTAATTATCTAAGTATTATACTAAAAAAGTAGATTGTGGTCAAGTACTAATATTCAGTACTGGCCTCAAAGTCCCAATCGACCACATCTAATTCTTCTGCAAGTATATCTGCAATTTTAGTGCCTTCCTCAGCACTAATATCTTCTTCAGTTAATACTTCGTACACTTGTACATCATCTGATTCGTAATGGACTACTTCTGCTTTAACTTTATTGCCACTACCATCAAATGATGAAAATACTTTGGTAGGAACAACACTTTGAACTATGTCAAAAAAGTCAACAATATCATCACGTGATATTTCCTTTTCAACTACAATCCTTACAAAATGTTTTCTTACCTTATCTACCATAGTAATTACTTACCTTTACTAAATGCTTGAGCACCAAAGAAGGCGGCAACGATACCGGCAACTGCTACAAAGTATGTAGCGGCCATGTCACCTAGTATTTCACTTGCTTGATTTAAGCCAGCCAATACTGCTATTACTACTGCAAAAGGATACAGTAACATACCACTTAGTGCAAACCAAGCCATGCTACGTTGAGCATCTCTCATTGCATCTAGATCTTCAAGTTCTTTTCTTTTGAACTCTAAGTACATTTGCTCTTCTGCTTTTGAAACTTTCCCATCTCCATTTGTATCAGCCGGATGGTGTACTGCTGTTGTTGTTTCTTCTGCCATTATGTTCTCCTACTAACTTATGACTGCTCTGTCTGTTACTCTTCTCCAGTTAGTGCCATCGCTAAATGCCATTACTGGACCTCCTGTTTCATTGGTTACATATATCATATGCCCAATGTATGCAGATGCATCAGGTACTGATAATACTGCATATCGTGGAAACTCAACTGGTCCTCCACTTGTTTCAACAACGCCATAGTCACTGTTGACTAGGGCAACTACTGAATCTGTTAAATTACCATAGTCTAAACTGTCTGTTACTGAGGCTGTAATTGCACCGTAATCGCTTACAGTTTCAAATAATATTGATGAAACAGAACCACCTACTGATAGTTTTGCTTCTGACTCATCATATGTAAATGCTGATGAACCATTGAATGTACCTTCATCGTTATATTGAATTTGCGTGTTACTGCCGCCTGGTGTAGCATCTACATTAGCAAAACTTACTGTACCACTACCATCTGTAGTTAATACTTGATTAGCACTACCATCTGCTGTTGGCATAGTGTAAGTGCCGTTTACAATAAGTGTATTTGCTCTTACAACGTTAGGTGCTCCATTGGGTGCTATACTTCCTGTTACATTACCACTTAGGTTACCAACAAAAGCACCAGCACTAAACGTTTGACCATTTACGGTCCATTCGCCTTCTTCTTCGTCCCAGCGAATATAAACATTACTTTCGTTACCTCTGTTTACTAATATTCCTGCGTTAGCAGTTGCGGGTTGGTTTGATGGAAGGTCGCTGTTTAAAACTATTTCATTGTCAGCAATATTGAGAGTTTCTGTATTAATGATAGACTGTGTACCGTTTACAGTAAGATTACCTGTTATAGTAATATCATTTGCAAAGGTATTGTCTGTATCAATTCTAGCAAAACTTGTACTATTAATGCTATCTAATGTGTCAGCATCGCCTACCGTCAGTTTATTCCATGTTACAGAACCACCTGATACAGTTGCAATTTTTAATAGTGTATTGCTTGAATCGAACCAAAGATCACCTGTCGAGATATTACTAACGTCACTAGGTGCGTCAGATGTCCCGTAAATTCTAGAACCGCGTTTTCCAATTCTAAAACTACTTTGCGAGGTACCTTTGGCGTTCATTATGATTGCCATTAGTTACGTCTCTCCAATATGTACTTGTCTAGCATACTGCTAGTCTACATGTAAACATGTAGTCAAATCCTATTAGGACTTAACTATATTTATCTTTTTTATAAATATATGTATGAGTACAGAATACACTAAATGGACTGTAGATAGAATATTAGATACAGCACCAATTGAAACAGATAAACTACACGTTATGGATGTAGAAAATTTTATGCACCCTGATTTGTACGCACAGGTACAAAATTGTATACCATGGAATCAATGGCAAAACGAGGAACTACCAGGTAGACATGGGTATCATATAGGTCCAGACGACCCACAAGAAGCATTGCAAATAGCCACAGAATATGTGTATAGAAACCAAGAGGTTTTAGATGCAATAGGTAATGTAATGAATATGTCAAGTAATGTAAACATCAATCAACCGTTTATGTGGATGGACACAAACAAAAATTCAGTACATGATGTTCACGTAGATCACCCTTCTTACTATTATACAGTTCAGCATTCATTAGCAGATACAGATGAATTTGCACACACAGGTACTATGTTTTGGGAGGTTGATTGTGCTTATGATCAAGCCATAGACGAAGGACTAGATCCTACATTTGGCGAAGATAGTAAATTAGTACGAATGGGACACCAAATGCCTTATGTTCCTAATAGGGCATACATATTACCAAGAAGCAGTAAAGGTTGGCATAGTTGCCCGGACCTTACTGTAGAACCGGACACTATGCAAAGGGTTATGGTTTATTTAATTGCTACTCTTCAGAAAACTTAACTCTGTTCAAGTAAGTTTCAGCACCACGTGACATTTTGCCACTTGTATGATCTTTGACAAATGCAGTAATAGTAATGCTATCACCTACGTCAGCATTAGACTTTTGTGAAAAGAATTTTACAATATTGGAGTTGCCTTCTTTGGCAACATACAAATAACTGTTACTTCTCCAAATAAATTTCTTGTGAAGTATTTCAACATTAAATGTTTCACGTTCATGTAGTCTTCCAACATGCTGACTTTGTTGTGCAAGTTCTTTTTCCATTTTGTTAAATGCACGTTGCTTTTGTCCGTTTTCATATACACTAGGCAAACTTGCAATAATACCAATGTCCTTGTATTGAACAAATTCCTTATTAATAAGTCCTAGGATCGATTTTTCAAAGTCACTGATGTCACGTTTGATTGCTTTTAGACTTAGGCCTTTGAAATATTTAATCATATGCTCAACATTTTCGCTATCGCTTTCAACAACTGAGATATCATTGTAATAGGTATCTAGTGTTTTATCAATACGAGATGTTTTGAATTTTTCAATACCTAAGTGGTTATTGATAATAAACAGGTTAGGCAATTTCTTTTGATAACCGTTTTCATCTTCTTCGATGTTGGCATCCTTTTTGATGTAACCACCATTTACTCTGTTTACTGCTACTGACAATGAAAGAAGATCAGTAAGACTATACTGATCCTCAAACCATTTACCTGTTCTTGCTTTCTTAATATTCATTAAGCGGCCTCTATCATTGAAAGTGGAACACTATATGAACGGCCTCGCATATCTACAATAGCCTTCTTAACATTCACTTTGGTAATAACACCAGGTGTGCGTTTTGTTTTTTGAACAACAAATACATTGTCGCCGACACTTAGACTTGCTTTAGCATTAAGTGTTTTAACAGAATTGGTAAATGCACTTAGTTCGTTAAGTTCTGACAAACTAAAGTTACCGTTTTTAATTGCTTGTTTAATTTCTAAAAGTTCCATTACACATTCCTCAAAACATATCTACCTTCAACAACATCATCTCTGAAACTGCCATCTTTGTTTCTACCAGGTGATGTACTTGCATGAATAACATTTGAATAATCTGCAGGGTTGATACCTGTTCTAGCATAAACACTATCACATACTCTTTTCACCATCACATTTCTGTGAGCAGTATTGACACCAGTTGGATATTCGCTACCTTCTGGGTGATCAATGTTTTCTTCGTGATTGTACCACATGCTTTCTAATCCAGTAAGTTGGATATTGTAACTAGGCAATGCCTTGTCAATCAAAGTAAGCGAACTAATCCAGTAACCTAGTGGTGCTGTAATTTTATCTTTGCTTTGATTTGTTGTATTTAAGTTTTGCATAAAGACCTCCTACCGTCTGTTTTTGCTAAATTATGTATATATTATAGCAAATTCTAGGGTCGAGGTCAACCGGTTTTTACAATTAAATTGTATATTTCTTCCCAGTTTTTACATACACTTGCATCACCTTTGTAATGCATATTGTGTCCATGTTCAACTAAGATACCTTTTAGACCAGCATCTATGCCCCAATCAACATTCTGTGGCTTGTCTTCAATCCAGTATGCTCCAGGATATTTTTTACCAAACTCTAGTAATATTTCATCCTTGTCTGCACCTGTATCTAAACAAATAACTTCTTTAAAACAGTCGTCACCAAACAGTTTATTCAAGTTCTTAGTTCTAAGTTCTTGTGCATAAGGGTCTAAACTCAAACTTGTAATTGCTACAAATTGATATTGATGTTGCTCATGTAACTTTTTAACAAAGTATTGAGCATCTCTAAGTGGAGGCAAAAATCCAATTGCCGCACTTTCATTAAAATTTTTAATTACTTGATCACCAGTAGAGTCGTTTCTAAGATCAAACTTTTCTCTAATGCTGTAATGTAATCTGTGATTTTCTACTGGGAAGTGTCCTCTGTGTTCCATCCAATTATGGAATGCAAACTCCCAATCTAATACCACACCGTCGCAGTCTGTTAATATAACTTTATTTTTCATACATGTATTATACATTCTTTTATCCTCTGTGTCAAGTCAAAAGAAAAGCGACCGAAGCCGCTTTTCCAATGTTTATTTTGATTAGTCTAAACTAAACGATTAAACAACATACTTGTATTCAACAACACCTGTTACAACACCTGCTGTAGGTGTAGCACTTGTTGATCCGTCACTTTGAACGAACTCAAGTTGTACTGCCGCATTTTTAGTTAGCGAACTTGCAAAAGGTAAGTCAATAACATAAGTTCCAACTGCAACGTCGTTAGTTGTATGAGCCGCTAGTACATTACCTGCACCTGCGTTATCTTTAACTAACATACCGTCAACTGAACCACCTGCTATCAATGTTGTAACATTAAGAATCACTCTACTTGCGTAATATGTTCTTCCTGATACGTTAGGTACAGTACCTATATCAAAAGAAGAGTCACTGCTGTTTGCTGTGAAACTTGCTCTTAATGTAAGACCGTCACCACCGTTGTTATCAACATAGTCTTTAACTGCCGCTGATGTTGGTAAAGTAGTATCGTTATCGTTACTACTAATTCCGTCTGCTTCATCAACGAACTTAGTTACTGCAATACTTTCACCACTGTCAGTTAATGTACCAAAAGATACAATTCCTGAAGCAGTTACGTTTACTAGTCCAGTAGCACTACCAGAATTAATAGAAGCAGTTCCGTCTGTTAATGTACCACCTTGTAGTGATCCACTAAATGTACCTGCTGTCATATCTGATAATGTTTGATCCATTGCAAAAGTAACGTCATCATTTGTGTTACTTGAAGTAATGTTTCTTCCACCTAATAGTTTTAACTTGTCACTTGCTAATGCAACTACGTTATCAGCCGCATCATCTGACTGGATAGTCAATGATGTTGCAATTGATACTTCTGCCGCCGCTGTTATACGACCTTGTGCATCAACTGTAAAAGTTGCTACATTAGAAGCATCACCGTAATCACCTGCTGTAACGGCTGTATTATCTAAACCTAATGTTACACTACTTGCGCCGGAGGCTGAAGTTATTCCAGTTCCACCTGCGATAGTTAATGTACCAGTATCTAAGTCTAGAGTTCTTCCTGTACCGTCGTCACCAGTAAATGCTAAGTCATCGTCTCTGTCTAAGCCATCGACGTATGCTTTCATTTCAGTGTTAGCAGTATTTACATACGTGAGCATGTTACTGTTTGCTGTTGTAATAGTACTGTTTAAAGTAGTAACTTCGCCATCAACATAAGCCTTCACACTTTGTTGAGTTGGTACAGCAGTAGCACTATCTGAAGACATATTATCTTCATCTAGGAATGCTGTGATTGACGCACCACTGGCACCAGTAAAACTAGAACCTGTGATTCCAGCCGCCTGCATGTCAGCCGCAGTATAAGTTAAAGCACCTGTTGAAGAACCTGTGAAAGATCCTGTTCCAAATACTACTTTATCTGCTGATTCGTCCCAACCTAAAAATACGTTGTCGCTGTCGCCTCTTTCGATAACAAGACCGACGTCGTTTGAAGGTGTACCAGTTGTGCCTGTTCCTAATTCTAGTAAGGCATCACTGATTGTTGTATTAGTTGAACTAACAGTTGTGGTTGCACCATTAACCGTTAAGTCACCTGTAATGACTGCGTCACCGTTAACAGTAACACTACTTGATGTTATATCGTCTGAAAGTAATGATCCTTGAACGTCAACGTTGGCGGCTCTAATAGCCTTAAGTGTTGAACCATCTGACCCTGTGAATTCGTATCTATCATTAGCACTTACCCACTTAAATCGTCCACCACCTTTGCCAAGTTGTACATCGTTGGATATACCTTTTAGACCAAAATTCTTTACATCTGCCATTTTGATTTTCTCCTTGGAGTTTTTGAGGGTATTCAACTCCCTCTTTCAATTTTTACATTGTTCCGGAATAATGTGTGTTGATGTATTGTGTACTACTATTTATCTTTGAACCAGAAAAACTGGCCTTTAAATACCTTAAAATTTCTGTGCTTTTTTTAAACGTATGTGACTTTAACAGTGGCATTACCGGCTGTTGCGCCGTAATGATTGATTCTGAAGTTTACTTCTAATTCATCTGTATTAGAAGAAGGCCATACATACTCTGGATTTGTTATGTATCCGCCTGCTGAGCCAGGATCGTTATCGTCCTGTCCATGTAAGAAATCTGTATCTACTGTGGTACCAACTTCCATTGTGGCTTCTTGTGAACCACCTGTGAATGCTGTGTGTACTTCGACACTAACACTTTGTATTTTACCACCTGGCGATACATTACCTAAGTCATAATTTTGACTGTTACCAAAGCCTCCTACTGGTGCTGTTACGTTGTATGTGAGCGTCTGTGCGTCGGTATTAGCACTATCCTGGTCACTTACCTTAGTCCAACTACTACCATCATATAAGTATAATGCCCACTCACCAACACCGTTATCTATAACGTATGCTTGGTCACCTGTTGTAGGTGATAGTGAATTTCTAGCACTTATATCTGATACTACTGTTACACTAGCACTTCTAATACCTTGTTCTACATTCATTGCTAATGGGAACATTCCATTGTGTACACTGAAAATACCTGCGTTGTTTTCAAAGTTACCTGTGCTATCGTAAATATCAATTGGCCCACCATCAGTTCTAGTAAGTTTTAGTTTACTACCTGTACTTGCTGATGTAAAAGAAGGTAACCCAGAAACATTACTACTACCTACAAATGGATTACCGTTAGTATCATTAGAATTATTAAAGATGTTTATAGCATTACCGTTTGCTTCTGTGAGTGTTAATGCACTACTAGTAAATGTAGCAGTCAAATTAGGAATACTTGCGGCATTAATATCTGTTGCCATGTCTTCTGGAATAGCAACTGCTATACCGTATGCACTTTGTCCTGCGGCATTAGTAGTAAAGTTTACTGTTGTATTACCACTACCGCCATTAAAAATAGCACTAAATGTTGTATAACCGCCAACTAGTCCGTATGCTGTTCCACTAGCACTTGAAGTCACAGTTGTTGGTGCCGGTGATGTATCTGCTGTTATACTTGTACCACTAAGTCCATTTATTTGACTTACAGTTTCTGATAATGTACTACTAAAGCCTGCTCCATTAAATGTGTGACTTACACCATTAAATTTAACAACTGTACCATCTGGTATTGTTGGGTTTATTGCTGAACCAGTTGTGCTTGTTTCTACAGCATTAGCAATCTTTAAGAACATTATTTTACCTGTATCAGATGTAGTTAAGTCTCCATCTGTATCTGCGTAAATAAAATCTCCTGCTGAACCTGGTATTGCTGGTACAAAGTCTATAATTCTGTTATTAGGTGACACCATAAATGCGTTAGGTCCTGGGCCATTCTCTACTACAACACCAAAACTCTTACTTACTAGAGCGGCATTTGCCTTAACAAAATCTCCTGTATCACTGACTGCTATAACATCACCTACACTAAAACCGTGTGCTGTCTTTTCTAATAAGTAATTTAATTGTGGATTTAAGTATTGAAATCTACTGTTTACGTTTGCGTAAAAGTCCGAACTAACAATACCAGTTGGAAGTGGATCTAACATTGGGTGTCCACTTTCGTTTAGTGTGAACACTACAGCACTACCACTATTGAATATACCAAGTCCTGTATTACTTTTAAATGTATTGTAACGTGCTACGTCTTCAACAACACATGTTACTGAACTAGCACTTTTGCTGTCAACTGAAATAATTTTTAAACACTTACCGTCAGTTGCTCCTGCTACCCAGTCGCCAACTGCTACATCAAGTCCGTTAAACTCTCTGTCTTTTCTTGTTAAGTGAGAACCATGTGATTGAGATGTAACTGAAAACACAATAGTCCATTGATAATTTTTTGGGGAACTACCACCTGAGTACCATCTGTCTGCTGAACCGTTAGCATGTGGCCATACAGTTTTACCAGTAATGCTAGTTACATTAACACCTAAAACTTTATTTGGTACATTGAGTTCTATTTGACTAGTCTTATAAGACATAGTATTACTCCGCCATCACAAACGTAATCCAAGCATGGGTGCTTGTTCCAAACGATCTACTTGCTCCTGTTATCGCTTCTGTGACTTTCAAGTCTACGTTAGCATCACTTGAGAAACTTCCAAATGCTGTTGGAGATCCACTGCTTCCGCCGCCGTCTACTGTTCTTGTTGTCCAGTCACCACTAACAGCATTCATGCTGTATTTGTTTGACGCATATTGATAACCATGGGCCATAATTGCTACTGGTGGATAATCAAATCCTGTAAACTGTACTTCAATCTCAGCACCTGTATCGCTGGTAATTGTTGTAGCATTAATGCCTGCTGTAGTATCTGATATACTTGATAGTGCGCCTGACGTACTGTAATTGAGTTTCATTCTTTCATAAGTGTTACCACGTGTTACGGAACCGCCGCCTCCGCCGCCACCTGGCTCACCTTTTTGTCCTTTATCTCCAGCCGCACCATCTGATCCATCTGCTCCATCTGATCCTGCTGGTCCTTGTGGACCTGCTACTGTACTTGGTTCACCCTTAGCACCTGTTGGTCCTTGTGGACCTGTTGGACCTGCATTACCGTCACTACCTGCTGTACCCTGTGGTCCAGTGTCACCTTTTTGTCCTTTATCACCTGTCGGTCCAGTTGGGCCACCTAATTCACCTTTGTCACCCTTACTTCCTGTTGGACCTACTGGTCCTACGTTACCTTGAGGTCCTGTTGGTCCTGTAGCACCTGCTGAACCCTGTGGACCTACTTCACCTTTAGTACCCTGTCCACCCTGTGGTCCAGTTGCACCTTGTGGTCCTAATTCTCCTTTTTGTCCTTTGGCTCCATCGTTACCAGCATCTCCCTGAGGACCTGTTGGACCTGCTGGTCCTGTTGCTCCTGCTGGTCCTGTTGGACCTGCTACTGTACTATCAGCACCTGTGGCTCCCTTCTGTCCTTGAGCACCTTGAGGTCCTGTGGCACCTTGAGCACCAGTTGAACCTTGTGGACCTATATCACCTTTTGATCCTTGTGGACCTGTTGGACCTGCTACACCTTGAGCACCAGTTGTACCTTGAGCACCTGTGGCTCCAGTTTCACCTTTTTGTCCAGTATCACCTTTTTGTCCTTTATCTCCTGCTGATGAGGCCGCTACCCATGAACTATCATAATAAATGTATAGATCACCGTCATCACTTGCCCACCATAAGTCGCCTTCAGAGCCACCACTTGGGGAAACATTTGCAACGGCAACTGAGGCATCAACACTATCTAATGCTGAACTTATATCAACATTACTACTACCGCCACTAATTGAAATGACATTACCTGTCATACTTAGTGTTTGGTTAGTACCAGCACCTATTTCACCTTTTTGTCCTTGTGGTCCAGTTGCTCCAACTTCACCTTTATCTCCAGCAGTTCCTTGTGGTCCTGTTGGTCCTGCATCTCCTTGAGGTCCTGTTGCTCCAGTGGCTCCTTTATCTCCGGCAGTTCCTTGTGGTCCTTGTGGGCCAACTTCGCCTTTTGCTCCATCGTTTCCTGCTGGTCCAGTTGCACCTGCTGGTCCTGTTGGTCCAACATCTCCTTGTGCACCTTTATCTCCAGTTGCACCAGTTGTTCCCTGGGCACCTTGATCTCCTTTTGAACCTTTGTCTCCATTGGCTCCTGCAGGTCCTGTATTACCTACATTTCCTTGTGGACCTGTGGCTCCTGTTGCGCCAGTCTCTCCTACTTCACCCTTTTGTCCTTTTGCCCCATCACTACCTGCTGGGCCAGTTGCTCCAGTATCACCTTTGACTCCTGAACCTGAACCGGTAGCATCGATTGTAATTGTTTGAGCATTGCTATCTGCTGATATTGTTGCATTAGCACCTGCTATAAATGTTAATTGGTCTGCGGCTACATTTGCTACTACACTATTACCACCTTGTACACTTACAGTTTTAAATGCTTCGCCGGCTCCACCGCCTCCGCCACTGCCTGTGTTATTAATTGTAATAGTATCAGTACTTGCATCAGCAGTAATCGAAATACCGCTACCTGCTACAAAATTTAATGTATCTTGATTATTTTCTGCAATAATTAAGTCTTGTCCAGCAACACTAATATTTTTAAATATACCATCATTTAGTTGGGTATTATTAATTGTTACTGTATCGCCTGTAACTGATGTTGTTATACCTGTACCACCAACAATATTAAATGTATCGTCTTTGGCACTAGCATCTGTTGAACCTGAATCGCCTGTAAAACTCTTATAATATCTTAATGCAGATACATTAGAGGTAATTGCTGTATTAACTTCTGCTTTAGTGTACTTGTCAATACTACTATCATTTAATGTAGCATCAATTATAATTGAATCTGTTCCTGGATTAGCAGTAAAACTTACATTACTACCGCTAACTAAATTTAATGTATCATTATTGTTATCTGCAATAAGAAGTGTGCCATCTACATCGACGTTTTTAAATACGCCTGTGATAGCATCTGTTTTTGAAATCTGTATAGTATTGTTGGCTGTATATTGATTTACATCAATACCTGTTCCGCCCTCAAATCTAATTGCGTGGGTGGCACTTGTGGCACTGATTGTATTTGCTGAGCCAACACTAGTAACTGTGCTTATAGCATTTTGTAATTGTGCTGATGCAATATTGGCATCAACTTCTGCTTTGCTGTAAACACCTAAATTTGTTCTTGCTGTTGCGGCATCTGGTAAGTCACTTAAATTATTTGTTTTGTTGACTGCGTTTGCTAATGTTGCCGCTGTAATAATAGTTGAGCCATCTTCTAATCTAATGGCCGAGTCTGCTGTTCCTCTAAATCTGTTTGCAAATATATTTAAATATTTGTAATTGCTGTTACCAATGTCATATGACATTGTTGTATCTGGTGCACTTGTGGCACTCTTAGGAATATAATTTGCTAAGTTGGCAGTTAGTTGACTAGCAGTTAAACCACCAGTTTGTAATGTTGTCCAACTAACACCACCTGAACCATTTGTTACAAGTACTTGTCCGTTAGTACCATCTGATGTTGGTAATGTAAATGCGTTAGCAAATGTTGTACTTCTATTAGAATTTATTTTTAATGCTGGTGTTGTACTACTTGCACTACCTACATAAAATACAGTACTGTTTGCACTTCTAACTTCAATATGACCATCTGTGCTTTTTGTTCCTAATATTAAACTATGTTGTGAACTAAGTTCTACATCTGCGGCATCGTTTGAACTAATAACAAATCTTGTTTTAGCATCAAATCCTGCACTTTGACTGTTAGTAGGATAGTTTGCGTTATTTAATATACCTGCGTATGCTGTGATATTAGCATTATCACCAAAGTTTCTACCTGAGAAGATATTTGTATTGCCATTCACATTGTGAATGCTTAATGGTGTTGGTAGTGTATATGCTGTTGAGGAAACAGTAATAACGTTTGCAGATTCAGTTACAGTTGTTGCACCTGAGCCTTGTATCTTTTTAAAGTTTAATTGTGAACCGTCTTTTGCTGAGAATAGTCCAATGCCTGAAGCACCAACATTAGCACCACCAGTAACGGCGGCATTGGCATCTGAAGACAAACTATCTTGTGCTACAAAAATTCCTTGTGCAGAATCGTAAACTAGGATCTGATTATCGGTGATCCCGTCTATATTAAAAGTTAAATTATCTCCTGTTACATTTGGCATAGTATTCCTATTCTAATTTGCAATTATAATGTATTTATCAACTAAGTTGATTTAATTGCTTAATAAAATTTGTGAGATACTACCGTAAGATGACTCGTATGTACTACCATCGCCGACTCCTGTTCTATCTAGAACGGCTCTTAGGTATACATAATTACCCTTAAATGTGTGAATTTCTGTGCCTGTAGTTGCAGATGCTTTTTCAATTAGTTTAATATCTCCCCAATCGGCTGATTCAGGGGTTAATGATAGTGTGCCTTGCAGTTTAATCTTGCCTACAAAAGCATTTAACTTTACACTAACGGAGTGAATTCCGTCCGTATAACCGAAATAACTATCTGCTTTGATTTTGTCGCCGGTTAAACTCATGTTATCGCTTGAGTTTCCTAGCATTTCTAATGTTCTTCTCATAAGTAGCCTCAATTGTATTTATCTCAATAAGGCACTTATGAGAATGTTGTTAAACTTGTTCGAGTCGAGTCATCAGTCTTTCAGCACGGTTAGTTACTTGTTTGTGCCATCTTGAATCTCTACCTTCCTTTGCGGCTTCTTTCCAATCTTCTTTTAGAATTGCGGCATGCATTTTCTTAAACTTACTAAGTCTTGTACGACCCATGTTAAACATCATATTAACCAAGATTTGCTGGACCTCGTCTGGTAAGTCTCCAAACACCCCTTCTTCGTATAATAACTCACACTCAGATATTGCTGTGTCAAGGTCTCTTTCAAAACATTCTTTAACACGTTCTTCTGATACTGGTGTTCCAACTTCTGCTCCATGCTCTGGATCGGTGTCGAGGACCAAATGCCCCACTCCAAAAGTCGGGTATCCCAAGTGGTCGAGGTAGATCTCATTGACTACTCCTTCATCTATTTTAAGTTGCTCAAAAACTGCTTCTCTATCTAATTTTGTGTCTCTTCCAAATAATCCCATTTATAATTCCTCTGTGGTAACAACTTTATATATTTCGCTATTACCTACTGTTAATTGTAATTTAGCAACATCTTTTTTATTGGTCATGTAAACTGTTGATTTCCAACCATCACCAGTGTGTGTTACTTTTGCATCCATACTAAGTTTGCTAACTTTTTTAACCCAATCAATATTTGGCCAATACTTGTATGCTACATATCTATATTTATTAAAAAACAGTTGTCTTCTAAGTATTTGATTATTTGATGTAATAACATCATATTCTTCTTGCGAACGTATACCTTGTACACTAATTATACTATCTTTAAATTTTCTAATAAATTTTTTAGCAACTTTGCTATCTGAAAAATACACTGAATAATTTTTGTGCCATGCAAATTTCATTGTGTCCCAGCAGTACTGATTTTGAAATTTGTATATTTCTTCTAATACCATAGGATCGTGTATAAGCCAATTGCCTTTTACTTCTGCTTTGATATGATACTTATTCCACCATAATTTAAATGATGGCCGGATATCTATACCGGAAACAGTATTGCCTAAATTCATTTGACAGTGAATTCAAACTGCTCAATATAATCTACAAGTACTACGCCTTCCTCTATTTTATCAAACAATATTTTTTTACTAATTGGCTTCTTGACAACATCTTCGAACAATCTTTTTAAAGGCCTTGCACCCATGCTAGGTTCAAATCCGTTATCTGCAATATATTTCTTAGCCGCTTTGGTAAGTTCAATACTAACTTTACTGTCATTACTAGCAAGTAATTCGTTTGTTTCTCTAACAATTTTATCAATAATAAGATTAACTTCTTTCATTCCTAGTTTGTTAAACTTAACATAAGAGTCTATCCTGTTTCTAAACTCTGGTGTGAAGAAACTTTTGACTGCTTTTATATCTGTGTCTGTATGTGATGTTTCACCAAATCCAATCTTGCTTGTTTCTGCCTTGGCGGCACCTAAGTTACTTGTCATTATAAGTGTAACATTACTGAAGTCTACTTGCTTGCCTGTTGCACCTGTAAGTCTACCATCGTCCATTACTTGTAGTAACACTTGTAATACTTCTGGTGCGGCTTTCTCTACTTCATCTAGTAGCAACACACAATTAGGATTCTTATCAATTTCAGAAAGCAACATGCCTTGTCCTAGTTCGCCTTCTGCGTGTCCTACATAACCTGGAGGAGCACCAATTAGTTTACTTACACTATGTCTTTCCATATACTCTGACATGTCAAACTTAACAAGTTTAATATCTAATTCGTCTGCTAATGCTCTTGCTGTTTCTGTTTTACCTACACCAGTCGGTCCTACAAATAGGAAACTACCAATTGGTTTGTTTGGTTCTCTTAGGCCTGCTTTACTAACAAGTATACTTTCTACTAGTTTATCGACTGCTTCGTCTTGTCCAAACACTTTCTTTTTAATCTTTTTATCTAACTTGCTGAAGCCTTTTGTGTCTTTAACATCTACTACTTCTTGTTTAATTTTAGCAATCTTTGATACCTGTGCTACTACTGAGTCAAGATTTACAACTTTCTTTTCTAATACTTTAGTGACTGCACCTGCGGCATCTACAATGTCTAATGCTTTGTCTGGAAAGTACTTATTCTTAATATATCTGTCTGCCAATTCACATGCTTTTTCTATAGCACCTTCTTCATACTTGACTTTGTG